CAATACCTATAGTTGCCAAATCATATATAGTTCTCCTCTTTATAAGATCGAACTTACTACCGTCCATCAAAACATTTATAGCCTGCTCCTCTGCTAATTCAACCGCTTGCTTATAGCTCAATTGCATGTGAAGCCCTAACTCCTCTTCTGAATCTGGTAACTTATCCTTATCATTCTCGTAGAGGTTCATGTTGAAATTCTTCTGAGCTACATCATTGAAGTCTTTAGATTTCATATCTCTAATTATAGACTCCATATAATCTGTCCTCCTACTAACACCATACGGGTCCTGAGAGTAAGCTTTAACATCGTACGTTCGTTGTGCCATACCGTTGACAACAATATCAACGAACTTAGGTACTATAGGTACAGGTTTCCAATCTAAGTTTAAGTAGCTTAGGTCACCGTTTATCGACAACTCGTTTTTGTATTTCTGTATAGGTTGTTCTCCTCTGGCATATAACCTTAAGTTGTGGAAGTTATTTATATTACCACTGTACTTAGATGTAGCTCCAGAGAACCACTCATGTTCAATAGCTCTAGCCACCTTCAACCCATATTCTTGAGACATCTTCTCTAAATCACTAACTGCTTGTGAAGGGAAATTCTTTACAACAGACTCTGCCATAATTTACTTTTTTATTATTGTTGAATTAAATCCGGTGTTAGTATATTTCGATATGCTTATATCTAATGGTTGTTTCTTTACCTCAGGGTTTGGTCGGTACATATGCCTATTGCAAGCCATGATAGCTAAACCAGAGCTTATAGCGGCATCATACTTGGTTCTCTTATTTATATTAAATTTACTCCAGTCACTCAGCGTTTCATTGAAATATACAGTACCGTAAGTACCATCTTCTAAATGACCAACATGATCATTGATATACATTTCAATGGCTGCAGCGTGGGCTTGTTTTATATCTTCACTGGAGTTAGGCATACCACCTACCTCTCTTTCAGCTACAGATAATTTATTCCAAGCTTTGTCAGGTCTATTCATACTGAAACCTCTATAACCTCTTCTACGTAAATAGTACAATAGACGAGGTTTATTGTTCTCTGCTAATATAGGCATCCCATAAAATACTAATGCCATTAGAACATCTTCAAAGAAGATCTCAGCAGTTTGAGGTCTAGCTATATATTCTAGAAAGAAAGTATTAGCTGGAGCATCTTCCATACTAAACTTAGTTAATCCATGTAGTGCTCCTTTAGAACCTTTACCGTCAACAGTACCGCTGATGTCATAGCTATCACAACCAAACGCACCAACGTGCTCGTTTCCAGGGTATTTAACTCCATTCTTTAGTACAACATTGTTTTGCATTCCTCTATTAGGAACCCAACTTACTTTGAATCTACCGTTTGGATCTGGGTTAAAGGTAACTCTAGTATCCTTAACTCCATTCTCCCATTGGAAGTTACCGGTTGTTAAGACCGAGGAGTTCCTGTTACCCTCATTATAATCTATCTGCTCGTATATTTTTATAAGATTAAACAAACTATTCTTTGTTTCATCTCTAAACGCGTGTTCTTCAGTCCTTGGAAATTGTCTGTAGAATTCATTCAAGCCATCTTGGTCATCTCTCAGGCCTTCAGCTTCATTCTCCCAGTAATCAACAACACCAATATCTATTAGTTCACCATGTGGTCCGTATACATCATCACTTGGATTGTCAAAGACTGGAACTCCGAACTGGTCAATAAATCCTTCATAGTTCCATTCCATTGGGATAAACAAAGAATATAAACCAGACTTTGTTTGTCCATTCCTATTTCGTTTAGTAACATCTGAGTCTCCATACAGTTTCTTAAAGTTATCACCACCTTTATCTAGTGCATTAGAGGTTGACCCCATCATACACTTACCAACTATTCTACCACCTAACCTTAAGCAGGTTTTAGTAACCCTCCAGTTATTGAGGATATTATCGGGTCTCTCCCACTTACCACTCTCATCGTGGACTAATAGAGAAAGCTTTTCTCCATCATAACTGTTATCACCAGTGTTCTTCCAGTCAATAGTAGTATCAAGACCTTCCATGTCGTCTTGCTCTTCGTGAACCCCCATTTTTCTACGGGTGAACTTCTTAGCTGGGATACGGTAGGCTAGCTCTGACTTCGGGCGATCCATACCGTCTTGGATTGGTTTGAAGAAGAAAGGATAATTAATACTTATTGGTACTATTTTATCTGTAAACATTTTCTTCGCATCACCCCCACTTTTAGATAACACCCCAAATCTACTATCACTTGCTAAGGTGGCTAAATTAACGGTTTCAGCCGAACTCATGAAAGAAAAACCTGAACGTCTATTCTTTAGATAACACATGCCATAGCAGCGTTGATCAGCTTTACAAGCCTCCCAAAATATAAAGAAAAGCCTATTGGCTTCTCTAAAGTCTGGAGCTCCAACATCTATCTTGCTCCACTGTAAGTACATATAGTAACTACCGGGAACCCAAGTTGGGTTTCCATTATTCATAAACCAGAAACCACTTTCTCTTCTCTTGAATTCCTCGTCTATATATTTATAATGTAATTCTTTAAATTCTTTAGGGTAAGTGTCCCAATCGAATCTAGTTTTAATTTTACCGAAAGCCGAGTTGGCTTCAAACCTTCTCCACTTCTGTTCACCTTTCTTACTTGAACAGCTAAAGACCTCTTTAGGTACTTTGGGTAGAGCTATCTTTAAACCCTGTATCTCTATTATTTCACCTATCTGACCAGACTTAGATACAACGACCACATCGCTTTCCTTGTCGTAGCCATACTTCCACTTCTTACCCTTATTCAATCTCTTGATGGTGGTAAGCTTAACCGGTTCTATTATTTTATAGAGTGACTGCTCGTACATTATTTACTCCTCCCTTCTGCGAACCCTTGGAACTTAGGTTTATCTAAATCTTGTTTTGATTTCTCTAGATCTTTAATAACCCGCTCTTCTTCTTCGATTCGGTTTAGTATTTCAAAGGCATCGAAGATAGCAAGCTTTTTTGTAGCCGCAGCATTCTTAAGTCTGTCCGCCGATATGTCATCATCAGAGTCAACAATAGCTTCTTTAGCTACCTTGATTAACTCTTCAACTGCTTTATGCCCAGCTTGGATTATACTCTTCTTCGTCTCCTTTATGTTCATATTCAATATTAATAAACCTATTCATAACTCTATACAACCGCTCTCCATCCACTACAAACTCAAACTCATCACCAGGTGAGAATCCAACTAGTTGAGTGGGTAGGAAGGTCCCATCGGAATACTTAACAATTCCTACTAGAGGTCTCTCTTTCTCTAAGGAGAACTCATCAGTGTTCTTGATTGGTTTTACAAATGTATAACCATTGATACACTCCCATTCAGTATTCTTATACATAAATATCTGGTCTGGGGATGCTAAGTATTCACCTTCATTCATAAAGCCTCTACTGTTCTTCTCTATCCCCTTCATGTTATGCCATCTCCTAAATATATTATGATGGACTAGTATTTCTTGTCCCTCTTGTAGATTATGTATATTATTAATAGGAGTAGAGATAATGATAGCTTTACGGTTAATATATCCATGATTAAAAACCTCTGTATTTAATATTAAATCCTTATCCCCAACTTTGGTAGAGTTATTATACCTCTCACCAAAGGGCTTTATTATATAATCATATAACGGCTTCATTAGTACTCGAGGTCATATTCCACTGATATAGCCATGTTCTTATTGAAGTCCTTCCATGGTATTTGAATATCACCCTTGGATATATAGATGGAGTACTTTGTTTCCTCCTCTATAATATCTGTTATCGTATGACCACCATAGACCCCTTGACCAACAGCATAATGCATAGCATCATTCTTATAATCTTTACCTATGGTGATCTTTCTAATTACGTGGCTCTCCATCTTCTGGGTAGTTAATTGTACCATCCTTTAAATCCACATCGAAAGTACCATATTCTTTATTCAACTCATCTTGTAATATAGCTACCTCATCCTGTGAACCCGCTAATCTATGAAGGTATGAATGTTTTTGTGCCTCTAGTTTTCCGATCTCAAACTGGATACCGTTTATACTATTAACCACTTGTTGTAGTCTACCTAACTGCTCGTCTGTAATGTTTGTTGCTTTAGGTTTCAAATCGATAACCTTGTCTTTCTTTGTTCCCATAATTTAATTTAATTTACTTTCTTGTTTTTTCTAGTGAGCGTCCTCCGAAGTAGGCTCCAATCACTGTTATTAATACTAATTGTAATAAATCAGTCCACTTAGCTTCTACATTAAAAGATATAGCCCCAGCATCGATGAATATCATTAACACTGTTGATACAACTAGAAATATAAGTACTGATGGACGAACATTCTTACTAAGCCACGAGTCAGAAGCCATATCCGACTTCCAACGATCTGTAACCTGTTTTTCCATGTCTCTCTCGTACTCAGAGATCAACTCCTTAATCTTTAGCTCCGCGGCAAGTTTCTCTTCCTTAGAGGTCGTTAAATCGTCTAAGACACCACCTAACCCCTTGACTAGCTCTGTAGCTCCAGTTGAAAATATCTTCTTTAGTATACTCATCTATCTTTATCTTTAATCATATCGTCTATAGATTTATTCATAACCTTATCCGTATATGACTTGTTGTTATAGTAGGGGTTTGTTATTGATGTAGGTATA